CGAAAAAAATGTTGCTAACTATAAGACCGCAATGTTCCTGCGCAAGAAGCAGGCGCGAATTTCTGCGCCGATTGATGTATACGGGTACGAAGAAAAAGTTGGTTTGTTCAGGTCTCGCTCAGGTCTTGGTAGAGCAGCGCAGGCTGTCGGTAGCGCATTGCTCCCCGGCAATTTGAGCACAGTAAGAAGCCCGATTAGGTCTGCTATTTGGCGTGGGCTCACACCTGGCGGTGGTGGCAGTCGTAGAATGATGCGAGGCGGAGAACGCGGATACCGATGCCCTTCGGGTTTTGAGTTTGGTGGACGATTTACCGACAACGCATTCTCTACTTGTGGCGCACAATTGTTTGGAATTCCCGGTCCGCTTGCTTTGTTGGCTCGCGCGGTTCGTGGTGCTATTAACGCCCCCGAAGCGCGCATTACGAGTCTTTCGGAAGTGCTTGAAGGAAACGCTTCACCCGACCGAGCCGTACAGATTCAACGCATGGCACAAATTCCACGAAACCCTGGTCCAAACAAACCTCGTTTTGCTCGTTCGGTATCTGAATCAATTACCGTGCTTCAAGGTGCTCCCGCTGGTGAGGGGCGCATGATTCGGCGAGATGGAATTATTTTGCGACCGCTAGTTCCTTCTTCTGTGTTGCGTGAGTTCGGCGGAAATCCCGACATGTTGGATGGTGCGATGATTCGCGCCGTGCAAATCCCGCGAGAAATTGCTGCCGACGATGTTGCCCTGCTTGCTGGTGCCTCAATGCAACGAATTTCATTTGTCGCACCAAACGGTGTAGTGATGACGATTGAACGCCCCCGCCCGTTGACTGTTGGTGAGCGACGAAAGTTTGGCAGACAGTTGAATCGCGCAATAGGAGAAACAGACCAGTATGACCCAGGTGCAAGCATCCGACAGTTTGCTGAGGGAACGAACGGCGCGTTCAAATACACAGAGACATACGGCAAAATCCCTGACCCATTATCATTCGTTGAAATAACTGGCGAAGATGGCGTTAAGCGTCGCATCCGTAAATGGGTGTACGAAACATTTATCAAGAAGAGCCGACGATTGGGCTCAACGACACGACAGCAGTCTCAGCGTCGCCAAGAAATCGCACGCGCAGGAAGAGAAGCCGTTGAACAACTTTCGGGGGCAGATAAACCGCTATGAAGAAAGTCTTTTTCGTTCGCCACAAACGCGACAATGCGCCATATCTTTTGGTGACAGTAAATCCGGGTGGTACAGATTTTCAACCACTTTCCGATGAGGCGGATGATGTCGCTGATGTGTTTGACTCCGTTTACAAGAACCGCCAAATCAACAGGCAAGAATTAGACTCTGCTCTTGACGACGATTTCACTATTGAGGGTCCAATTAATCCGACGAGGGGAAATTTGAATCTTGTTCAGGACTTTTTGGCTGACGCAAATCAACCCTTATCGCCACGCAAAACATATCCGTCAGCAAAATCGTTTGATATTTCTTCAGTTCCGCTCGGATTCTCCGACAAAGACGGCAAAGTCAATCTCACCGAATACAAGGCGCGGAACTTCATCTACGAACAAACAAAGTCAACATTCAATTATGAGGTCAAGCGAGTTCGCGCTCTTTGGGACCCGGGTTTGTCAATCCCTGGCACGGGAAGGCGCGGAGGATGGCGATGCCCTGTTGGGACTCGTTACGGCGGTCAAATCACCGACAGATTCGGTAGAAACTGCGGATGGGGAGTTGCTCGTCGTATCGCGAATGCGATTACCAACATTGGCGAACGGATGGAAAACATTGACGACCGACGCAGGGGTCGCCGCGTGGAGCGTCGCAACCGAAGAATGTTGGAGCGTCTAGGTCGCGCAGAAGGCGCAGGTCGCGCTGAGCGAGGTTTGCGTAATATTGCTGAGGTTCTTGATGGTGGAGAAATAACACCGACTCCCGCGCCCGAGCGTCCGCGTGGGCGTGGAGTGCAGGCGCGTCGCAGAGCCCGTAATACGACTGAGGCTTTGGCTGATGCACGCGATAGAGGTTTGCGTGATTCGGAGCGTCGCCGTGTCCGCAGAGAACTAGAGAAGCCAGGTGCGGCTCGCACAGAAACTTCTCCCGAACTACCCACTGAGGAAAAACCAATCCCCGCAGCGCCTCGCAAGCGTCCCCGCAATGCACGCAAACCCGCCAAACGACCACAAGGCGAAGCACGCAACGATGTAACCAAACCCGTCGGCGGACCCAATGAAACCGAAGACTACGCAGGCTACGTCAACCGCAAATACAATGAGTACGCGGAAAACGTGCGCAAGATTCGTGAGCGTGGCGGTCGCGCAGGATTCCTAACCCGTCGCGAATGGTACGACATTAACAAGCGCAATCTTGATGATGCTTGGCGCAAGAAGGGCAAGGGTGAAGCACCTGACGATTTCATGCCTCCGACTCCCGCTAAGAAGCGTCGCCGTCAATCCGGTGTCCGCAAGAAGCCTCCCGTTCAGGAGAAGGAACCGTCAGCCGATAAGCCTGATGTTGATAAGCCTGTAAAACCGAAAAAGCCCAAGAAGAAGAAGCGGATGTGGACGATTGACTACGGCAGAAGGAGACCACGCAACCGCATGATTGGTGGTGCAGGTAGGGGTGAAAACAGAAACATCGCAGGCAACAAAGAACTTGCTTTACTCACCGACGACGAACTCATTACCGAGTTGGAAAGAATTAACAATGACGAATTCATGAAAGATTGGGATATCCGCCCTGCTGAACGTGAGGCAATCAAAAAGAACATTGAAGCAGAACTCAAATACCGCGTGGACAAACTCCCTGGCGCAGACGCTATCGACAATATTTTGCCGAAAAAGCCGACAGATGTGGAGGAAAGAAACATCGCCGACGCAGAATTTGATGCTCAACATGTGGAGAGCATTTTGGATGTGGCTGGAATAGAAGCCAATGACGAACTAATGGATGCACTTGGCATGAGCCGCGGACGGCGGGGCGCAGAACCAGAGATAAAAGCAGCGAATGATTTAATTAATGAATACATTGCGAGACGAGCAGAAAAGGAATCTGTTCTTAAGCGTGAGGCGAGACTGATGAGAGTATCAGGGGAAACGGCGAACTCGCCAAAGTGGAATAGGATGAGAGACCGAGTCAGGGCTTTTGCAGAAGGATTAGAACAACAGGGTTTGAGGGAAATAGAACAAATCAAGAAAAAGCAGGATACTGCACTCAAAATTGCACAAAACAAAGTCTTGCCATTGCGAGCAAGATACGAAGCCGCTAAGGAAATGGCGCGAAACGTAGGAGATTTAGATGCTGCAAGAATAAGAGTGCGCCAAGCAAGGGAAGCACTTGCGAACGTCAACGCAGCGGAAGGCAACTCCCCAACAAACCCACAAATTTTTGATTCAGATTCCCCGATTCAAAAAATTCTTGATGATGTACAACCGCTACTCAAGCCACACAACCGGGAACTGGAACGAAGAGCACTAAATATTGCGGTGATAGAGGGGCGTAAAGATTTTGAAGATAAAGACAAAAACAGACTCATACAAGAAGTGCGCCTCCGTGGTGGCGACGAATTGGTGCGAGAACTAATTGCAAGAAACGAAGATAACATCAAAGCGAATCTCCGAGTGTTCCGTAACAAAATGAAAAAACTTAAGGAAATGGATGATACTAGGGACCGGATGGATTTAATTTCCGACATGGAAGGCAATATACGAATGGCTGCGAGGTTGGAGGCAGAAAATGCCGCACTTGCAGACATCCTGTCAAATTCAACGCCGCCCAAAACGGAATCAACTCCGCCCCAAGCGGTTAATGCTGGTCGCGAAATTGATGCCGACCGAGCAGTAAATGACATCGGAAAAGAATACGAGAGGCTGATTGGTAGCGAACTTGACTCTAATCAAAAAGCGCAGATGCGCAGGAAATACAGTGAAGCAATCGCAAACGAAAATGTCGTGAAAGCAGTGCAGAAGGATAAAGAACGTTTTGACGAAGCAGCAGAGCGACTTGAAAATGAACAAAACCAAAGCGACGCAGTTGCAGAGATGCGAAAACTGGCAGACGAAAGTTTGGACTTTATGAAGGAAGAGATTAAGTCTCGCATAAGAAAGCGAGACAAGTATCTTGATGAGTTGGAAAACGCTAATGAGGCAAGAAGAGCCGAACTGTTGCAACGGTTGGCAATTAACGAAGCAATGATGGACATCAATGCACGAAGAGTAAATACGTTACAAAAAAGGATAGATGAATATGTAGAAAAATTCTTGCAGGAAAGACAGGATGAAAGAGACGCAGGGGTAAAGCCTGTCGACTTGGAAGCCGAAACGGTCATAAAAATAGGTAACCCGTTTAAAGCAAAAGTTGTTCCTGAATTTGATTTGGGAATTGATTTCGGTCAAGGAAAAGGAATGGGCAAATATAAAGAAATCAAGAACCCCAAAATAAAAAATGCCCTTGACGCCATTAATTTCGTGAAGGATGGCGGCGACCTCCGCGAAGTTCCGCACGAGTATTGGCGGGCTGCCATTGAAGGAAACTCAAGTCGCAAAGAGACAGATAAGACCAAGCGGTTCCGACAACTATCTAAAAACGGCGGGATTATCGGCGATACTCGTCTTTTTGTATTGAGAGACGCTGCTGGCAAACCAACAAATCGCGGAATCGTTTTTAAGGCATCAAAAGCCGAAGACAATCTTGGCGAGTTGGTTGGGTGGAATCTGGCTCATCAAGTTGGAATCATCAAGGGTGGTGCGGTCGCTGACGGAGAAAATGAGAAAGGTAAGAAATTTATAATGATTCCGTTTGCGTTTAACGACGTGCCAGACGGCAACAATATAATGTCGGAAAACAACTTAGGCGGTAATTATCACATAGAGAACGTCAAGAGAAAAGTTCCGAAACAACTAAAGCCGAACATGTATGCGGCGCGCCTAAATCAAGAACTCTTGAATTATATCTTAGCCGTATCTGACCGTCATGACGGAAATGGCATGGCTAAAGGTGTTGAGTTACCGAATGGTGATGTTGCGGCTCATGTCATCCCACTTGACCTAGGTTGGGCGGGAAAGGTTTATAAAATGGAAGGAATAGGTGACCCACTCAGAAATGGAAATGGCGTCGACAGAAGATTCTGGAACGACTTAGACGATGACCTTAGAAACGCGTCCCCTGAGTTGAAAACAAGAATTCAGGATGCCGTAATCAATGCGTACGACAACGCAATAAAGACCGTTGGTGACGCCATCGCTGGCGGAGAAGCCGAGTTCATTAAAGAGGCACAAAAAAATTTCAAGAATGCCACAGCAAGAGCAAAAGCAAAGTTCCTTTACAAAGTTATCAAGGAACGACATGAACGACTTGTCCTGAAGAGAGATACTTTCCTTAAGAAAATAGGACGATGATGAATCGGAGTCACAAACACGAATGAACAAAGAGGCATAATCCCATGGAGTACGGACATTTAACTTTTGGTGATTACTTCTATCCGAACGCGGAAGGAGAAGTCATCTATAAGAACAACGCAGGAGATATTGTCCTGCACGGAACGTCACCGAAACATATTGAGATAGTTCTCACCTATCTGATTGATTCATCCGCTGAAACAAAATCATATATTGTTGACCCCAAATTTGGTGTTGAGTATGTTATGTGGAGAGTGTTCACCCTTGATGGAGAATACAGTTCCACCAATGAGTTCACAGAAAAAGATTTTGAAGAAAAACAAAAACTATTAAAAGCATCCAAAACAATAAAAATAATTGCTGACCGAAACACACAATTAAATGCTGACGAATAACGAAATCCAGTACAAGGCGTACCGTTTCAAATCGGAAGTTGATAAAACGACCTTCGCTTACGGTGTAAAAGGTGTTCGTGCTATGTGGGACCCGAGCCTTTCCATTCCCGGGATTGGCAGGCGCGGTGGGTGGCGTTGTCCAGTCGGAACACGGTACGGTGGGCAAATAACTGACCGTTTTGGTCGTAACTGTGGTTGGGGTGTAGCAAGACGTATCGCCAATGCAATCACGAACATTGGTGAGCGTTTGGAGAATGTTGATGACCGACGCAGGGGGCGTCGTGTGTCTAAGCGCAACCGCAGAATGTTGGGTCGCTTGCAAAGAAATGTTGAAGCGGGTCGCGCTGAGAGAGGTTTGCGTGGTATCGCTGAGCGTCTTGAGGGAGGCGCTGAAGCCGGTACGGAAACACCAACTGTTCCACGGAAGCGTCGTGTACGCAATGAGCGTAAACCACGCGGTCAACTTGGTCGCGGTTGGCGTGGGGTTCTTGACCCTAATGGGCGTCGCTACTGGGAGCGCGATAACCGTGGTTGGTTTGACGGTAGTGACGGCGAGGAAGGCGATGTACCCGAAGCGGATGTAACCCCTGATACGACATCGACCAGACCTGGTGCCGGTCGCGTAGGCGATACTTCAGATGATGGCACTCCTGCACCAAAACGGCGAAGGCGTAGAGCAGATGCGGATGCTGATGCTCGTGACGAAGGTTTAAGAGAATCAGAACGCAGGCGTGTAAGACGCGAACTTGAAGAACCTGGTGCGCCGCGCACTGATGAAGATGTGAAACCCGAAGAGGTGAAGCCTCGTCGTCCGCGTAAGCGTCGCGTTCGGGCTTCTGAGCAAAGAGCACAGGAAAGTGCTACCCGTAAACCGGGTGGTGAATCCGTATCAGCAGGTACGCAAAAGAAGCCGACAGAGAGAATTGACCTCACCGATGATATGGTTGAACTTGAACTTGCACCAGGTGAGAGTGCGCCAGATGAGCGTTCATTCCGCAATGTAGACAATCGTTTCCCGGCAGGCGGTCTACCCGATACTGCTTATTGGCGCGATAAAGATTTTCCCGAAGGCGAAGTGAAAGCAGAACTTGAGCGCCGATTTGGACGCTATTACGGTGCTGACAACAATATCAATAATCGTGGCAAGTTCGTCAATCGAGAATTGGAGCGTAGACGCTTCAAAGGGAAAGAAAAATCACCCAAAGACATAGACCTAGACGGAGACATGGTTGAACTTGCTCCTGGCGAAAGCAAGCCTGATGAGCGTTCATTCCGTAATGTAAATAATCGTTTCCCGAAGAACGGTCTACCGAAGAGCGCGTATTGGCGAGACGACAAATATGACGGTAATGACAAGTTTGAACTAGAACGCAGATTCGGTCGCTACTACGATGGCGACAACAACATCAATAATCGCGGCAAAGTTGTGAACCAAGAGTTGGAGCGTCGTCGCGATGCAGGTGAAATCAAACCTCCTCGGAACCGAAAAAAACCAGAAAAGCCACAAGCAGGCAAACCAGAATTTGATTTGCCCAATGAGCCGCCGTTGCCACCATTCATGCCGGGAACACAGTTGGATGGAGAGGTTCGCAAAGTTCAAAAGGCTCTTGATGACATAAAAAAAATTGCAGAAGATATTGACCGAGAAGAAAAAGATTTCCCAAATTTGTTTGAACGCCCTTGGTGGAGAGACACACAAGGCAACGGCTTAGGTGATGAGGACAGGGCAAAGATTGAGGCTGCGTTGGGTCAGTTTTATGACGGCTCAGGGAAACTTAATGCCCGAGGAAGACAGATTTATAATCAGATTGCCGACTTGAAGAAAAATGAAGCGCCGAAGGCTCCCGAGCCCGAGGAGTCGTTGATGAACAGGGCGAACTCTGCTGATGAACTTATCAATGCGATTGGTATAGGATGGCGTCAATTGGATGACGGTGAACGCAACATTATTAAAAAAGAATTTGCTAATGCTGATGTCGTTGCGGAAAGACTCAAACCCATGGACGCCCAACAAATCGCTGCATTGAGAAGCAATGAAAATGTAGATAGGTTCGTTGAAGGGTTAAGAAAAATCATCCTTGACCATCAGCGAGATGTTGAAAAACTTATGAAAGGTATGCGACAGGGACGCACAACTCGTGGCGGAGAACTAGGGGCGAGACGGAAGAACGAGAATTTGGCAGCGGTTGCTCGGCTGCAACACGATATTGCTCGCAGACGCAACCTGATTGCTCGTGCCGAAAGAAAAAAGCAGGACGGGTTTTTGGTGGAGGCACCAGAGTTGCCGGTCATGGAAGCACCGAGTCCGAGCGAGGCGGTCGGCAAACTTGATGGTGGGGAAGTTGCTGGAGAGGGAATCATCCCTCGTGGCGGAGCCCTAGACGGGATAACCCGAGAGGCTTTGAGGGCAGATGTTCAGAAAAAGGCTCAAGACCTGGAGCGCGACTACGCACAACACGGCGACAACTTTATTCAAAACAACGAAGCGAATGCGATTAGACAGGAACGTAATCGCATGGATAATGCTGTTGAGCAGTGGACAGAAGGCTATCGTGCGGCAAAGGCGATTCTTGACGAAAAATTGAAGCGTCATGAAGGGAAAAAATTGGATGGTTTGCCCGAAGAAGAGCAGAAAGAAATCAAACGGCTTATAAATAATCTCAACGACCATGCAATACAGATTCGTGCGTTGCAGAAACTTGTTGAGCGCTACGACAAGCACCTAGATGATGCTCCACTTGCTCCAGAGTCTCAACCCTATGACGGTGTTGGTCCCCTGATTCCGAACGAGCCTTCTCCGATTCGCAGACCACTGAGCCCTCAAATCACCAAATATGACGACGGTGTTAAGGCTGTTCATCAAGGAAACCAAGGTGTCGCCCTTGATGCTGTCGCAGACGAAATCATTGTTGATGTGATGCTTGATGAGAATTTGGTTGCTGTTGGTGATAAGCATTATGACAACGATGCGAAGATAACAAAAGAGGATTTACAAACAAAAGGGTTCAGCCATTTTATGGTAAAAGGTGGCGAGGTGGAGAATGCTCGTTTTTCGTTCAAACTCATCAAAGAAGACGGTAGGGGTAACGGAGTTTGGGATGTTGTCAAAGTTAGGGATAAGAGAACTGGAGAAACTTGGTTTTTGAAGGCGACTGTATACGGTCACAACGGTGGAATGCTGGAAGCAATCGGCATGAGAGCCGCCGAAGCATTGCAACTTGGAAACGATAAAGCGCATTTGAGAGTCGGTGCCGAAGTCACAGACATGGCTACAGGAAAACGGCATAGATGGATGATGATGCGCGGCATCATGGATTGGGATAATCCTGCCGCTGTGGTACCACAGCAGGAATGGGCAGATGTGGCAAAGATGGGTTTTGATGCCAAAGCCAGAGCGTCAGACATTTCCCCCGAAGATGCGGCACGAATCGCCGTTTTGGATTTTGTTTTCAAAAACAATGACCGACATCACGGAAACTTTATGTACAACATTGACCAAAATGGGCAGGTTCGTTTAGGTTTGATTGACCACGGCTTGATTGGTTACGGACGGGGGCTAAGGGGTGAGGTGGAAGAGCGAGACAGGCTGGCGCCAACACCTGAACAGTGGAGGGAGGAAGTTGAGAACCATAGACGCAGGCTCAAGCGTGATGGCATTGCCGGTTATCAGATGGAACCAAACGACGGTATTTCTGGTTTGAGAAATCTTGGATTCCGTCATCAGTCACAAGAGCAGCGAGAGCGATTCGCACGGATTGTTGAACGTTCTGTCAGAGTTCTAGAAAAACAACTTCAGACAATACTGAATCAAGAGGATTTGCAGAAAGCGGGAATGAAACTTACTCCCGCCGAAACAGCACACCTTGATGCCCTTCGCACAATAGTGGCAGAACGGTTGGAATATCTGAGAACGCATCAAACAGACTTGGTGCGGAAGTTCAATCCGTAAGATAGGATTTGGTTATGGCTTTCCCTTACCTTATACAAGTGGTTTCCGATGGCGATAAGCCAAGACTTTTGGAGGTTGTGGTTGTAACGGGAAAGACTGAGTGGAGACGCTATTTCGCTAGTGGTTCCCAAGAAAAAAGTTTTGACAAAGCCAAAGAATATAGGGACATGTTCTCCACGCGTCAAAAGGCTATGGATATGTTGAAGACGGGAATGTCGCCGACAGAGATTAACTTCAAAGAAGGGGCATCAAAAGAAGATATTGATAATGCCCTAAAAAAACTCAAAGAAGACAACCAAAAAAAATAGTTACAATCTGTCCACTTTTGGTTAGTGGTATTATTTAAACACTGTCCGCACAGCGTTTGACAGACCATTGGAAAGACCTAAATGAAAACTTCATTCATCGTCAGAAACCGCGAAGACAAGCCGTATTTCGTCGCCACAACATCGGATGTTGGAACAACCTTTCGCGCAATCACCGAAGATGCTAAAGGGCTGGTTGACGCTTTCAAAGATGAATACAAAAATTCAAAAATAACAAAACAGGAACTAAGCGTCGCCCTTGACCGCGGGATGACCGTAGAAGGTCCGATGCCTGAAACGCTTGTTGCACAGGCTCTCCGACGCGAACTCAAACCAAAAGAAAAATCAGAAGACCAAGTTTCTGCGAAAGACAAATAATGGACGAAAAAGGCGATACGCCGAAGGTAAGCCGTGAACAAGCGCTCATGGTTGCTCGTCAACTCGGTTGCCGCGGTGCGCATGAGCATGACGGTTCATGGATGCCATGTGCCTCTCACGATGAGTTTCTTTCGGTTCGCAAGGGCTCCAATGAGATGCGTAAAGCATCAGCAAAAAGTGTTCGCGTTCACAGAACAGAGTTAGAGCATCGCGCTGCCCTAACAGAATCAAAATCTGGTGAAATGTACGAGACTCGTGCAATGGCAGAGGAAGCATCCCGCAAGCGTGGGTGCAAGGGTGTGCGGACAATTATTTTTGGTGGACACAAGTACTATGCGCCGTGTGTGGCAACTGAGCGGTTTGACCCCCTACGGGAACGAGGTGTTGCAGGTATTGAAACCTTGCCCGATGGTGGTCTTGTTTCTGCCAAGTCCGAGAACTGTTGTCCTGATTCAAATATGGAGGGTAAGAGTTTCGTTAATCGTGTGAGTAGGTCAACCGACCCCGATGTGTTTCAAAATCCTGATTCTGCTCGTGTGCGGGCAAGAAACTTGGGGTGTATCGGAATCAGGCGATATACGGCTAGTGACGGCAAAACCGTTTGGTTGCCATGCTCTAACGGTTCTGACTACAACAGGGTTATGGGTCTGCGGACAGATAGGTCGCCAAAGAAGAATCCTCGTGTGCGAACCGGCAAGAAATCTTTTGATGGTTTGCGTGATATGCAACAGAAAATGATTACCCGACCCAAAAAACGTTTGCCGAATGTGGGCAGTGAAACTATCAATGATTTAGCGATTCTTGTGCGTAAACATAATGCGTCCGTCAAGAAGCAGGCTTACAAAACTAATTTGCGTGATGTTAAGCAGGTATATTTGCGCGGGTTGATTGCTGGTTCTGAGGCGGATGCCAAGAAGCGTGTATTAACTTTTCTCAAGGCGATGAGTTCGGATGAGCCGATGCCTCGCGGTTCACGAATGGACTTTGATTTGGTTCCCGACAACCATCCATCCAAGGAAGTGAAATCAGTCAAGAAAGACGGCTATTTCACCGATGGAACAAACGGTGTAAAGATTATTGATGGTTGTTGTCCGCAAAATGTTGTCAGGCGACACAAACTCTCTTAGTTGCAAGCCATAACAACAAAACATGTTATTCTCGTATTGTCAGTAGATGAATAGTTTACTGTGACTGGGTGCTTACCTAAGTCGTATAACGATTACAACCACCCAACACATTCCCCAGGAGGGATTCAAATGTCTGATGACATTCGCCTTCGCGAACTGCAAACCGCACTTCGCGAAAAGATGACAGACAACAAGACCATCGCCGACTCTTTCAAAGTTGAAGACGGCACGGTTGTTGTTTCTGCAGAACAAAAGAGCGCGTTCGACCGCAACATGTCGGACATCCGCGAAATCAAGAGCCTGATTGAAGGCATGGAGAGCATGCGCGATGCAGAGAAGTGGGCTTCACAGCCCGCCTCTGAGTCGGTCGCAAGCGCCGCCGCTCAGCCAGTTCAGCAACTGACCTCGCGTGAAATCAAGAGCATCGGTGATGCGTTCCTCGCTTCAGAGGAGTTCAAGTCCCTGAAGTCAGGTCGCAATGGCGCGAACATGCCTGCCCCGTTTGAGTACAACGTGAAGGATGTCTTCACGAGTATGCCAACTGGTCCGGCGTCGCCACTTTCGTCGGTTGAGCAGTTCGGTACGTTCCAGCGCGACCCGATGGTCGTTGCCCCGACTCGTACCCGTCGCGTCCGCGACCTCTTCCCGAAGCGCACCACCAACGCTGCCGTGATTGAGTACTTCCGTCAAATCGGCTACACCTCCCCGTCTGGCATGACGCCTCCGACCAACAACGCGGCAACTGTTGCTGAGCGCTCGGGTTCGCCCGCAGTGTTCGCCACCAAGCCGCAGTCGGGTCTGAAGTTCACTGGACATCAGGCACCGGTTCGTACGATGGCTCACTGGGAAGCCGCTCACCGCAATGTCCTTGCCGATGAGCCGCAACTCCGTAGCATCATCGACAACGAACTGATGTACGGTCTGCGCCTCCTTGAGGACACCCAAATCCTCAACGGTGACGGAACGGGCGAGAACCTTGAAGGTGTTCTCAACACCACCGGCATCCAGACCTACTCGTGGTCTGCAGGTGGCGTGGGCGACCTCAAGGCGGATGCAATCCGTCGTGCGGCAACGCTCTCGTTCCTCGCGTACTACGAGCCGACGGGCGTCGTGATGCACCCGAACGACTGGGAGGACATTGAACTGTCCAAGGATGACAACGGTCAGTACCTCGTTGCTGTGTCGGTCGCCCTTGGTGGTCAGCCTCGCCTGTGGCGCATCCCTGTTGTGGACACACCCGCAATCGCAGAAGGCACCGCACTTGTCGGCGCATTCGGCACCGCGGCGCAAATCTACGACCGCGAGACGGCGAACATCCGCATCAGCGAGCAGCACGCAGACTTCTTCGTGCGTAACGCAATCGTGATTCTTGCCGAGCAGCGCCTTGCGCTTGCTGTCAAGCGTCCGGAAGCGTTCGTCGAAGTCACGTTTGACGGTGCACCTGCCTGATAACGGCTGACGCCGTTCAAAGCGTCGCCCCCGCCAAGACCCAGAAACATTGGGTTGAGGCGGGGGCTTCGCTTTTTATGGGATAATTACTGTGATGTCTGACGAAATTCGCATAAAAATTCTTGGACTAAACATCGGCAATATACGACGTGTTGCGCTTGGCGGAAAACCCAAATTTCCCAAGGATGGAGATGGTGACGGAATGTTCACCATGCCGGGTAGTGACGAGGACAAAACACCCCTTGTTACCGCACTTCGTTATGCCATCAACAGTCTTCGTAGTTTTCGTATAAAAAAATTTGAATTAAGACAAGATAGTCCACAAAAATCGGAAGTTGTTCGCAAATGGCTAATTGAGGCAAAGTCTGGTGGTTTCACTGCAGACAGAAATCTCAAAATGGATGTTAAGCAAGGCATATCGGTGGGCAGGAATAAGCACGGTATGTCGGTGGATATGGATAAGGTTTTTGATGAAAATGGCGAGGTTCGCGAGGATGCGATTGACCGCGTGATTGCATGGATGGAATATCACGGGGAAAGAATTTTTGACGAACCGCTAGAGGGTGCGAGGCAAGTTGGGATTGGGGCTTGGGTTGAGAAAGGGATGTTTTATATTGATGTTGTTGACATCTATGAGAACAATGAACAAAACAGGGAACGGGCTTACGAGTTGGGTAAAGCGCAGAATCAAAAGTCAATTGCTTTTCTTGAGAGGTTGTGGAGGGCTAAAGAAACAAACGAAAAAGAGGACTGGGACAACGCTTTTTTGACAACCGATGGCGATGGGGCAGATACGATTCCTTGGTATACCTTTGACCCGATAGTAGAAATGATGCGGTCAAAGAGAAAACCATCTGCCGCTAATGCCAAACCCGCCATTGTGGAACCCAAGAATATGGATAGAACTGGTCCTGAGAATGTGACCATGCAATTGGCTGAGCCCATTCCAATGTTTGCCAAACATTTGAATGGTGATTTCAGTGATGTTGTAGCAGTTGCGCCCGAGAAAAGACAACGAATTGCCGACCATTACGACTTACAGCCAGAGGTTGATGAAAAAGCAAAGAAAGCGTATGACGAACTCAAAGAAGAAGTTGAGCGTCAATTTGAAATGCTGAGAGAAATGGGTATAACCGTAGAGTTTGTGGACTACGACCCCTATGACGGATTCCATTCAATGCGAAAAGATGTTGTTGAGAACAAGCGTCTGAAGGTTATGAAAACATCGGTGACTGGTTCTCATCCATATTGGGATGACGACACAAACGACAAATTTAGGGCTGTTCACGATGTATTTGGACATCTTGCCACAGGGCGTGGGTTTGACCGACATGGGGAGGAGGCGGCGTATCAGGCTCACAAGTCAATGATGCCCGAATCGGTTCATGGTGCTCTGGCAATGGAGACAAGGGGGCAAAACGCCTTTGTTTTGGCGAGGGGTGATTTTCCCAAACAGAAGGCAGGAATATTGCCTGACGAACTTGCCAAGCGTCTCCGTGGTTCGTCGCGCTCACAAATAGAGGGAATGATTACAGCAGATGATGACAATTTGTATGAAATGGGCGGCTCTCACCATATTTCTGGCGGTCGTTATTTCAAGAACAACAGGACAGGTTCTAAACAACTTTCTTTTCGTATAATAGTGGTTGGGTGATGTATGGCTGACAGTAAGAACCGTTTCGTCTTCCGAAATAGCAACATTCCAAAAAACTATTGGACGATGACCACCGAGCAAAAACGGGAATGGGTCAAACAGTTTCTGCAAACTTTCAGCGGAAATGAAGAAGTCAAAAAACGCTCCAATGGCAATAGCGAGTGAAGAACTTTATTTTGTGAGATAATTGACGAATGTTTATTCGTCTATGGTTTTACATAATTTCGTTGTGGTACAGAATGAATATCCACATCAGCGATATCCGTATCAGACGAATAGATGCATCAATCATGAAACAGGACCTAGGTGATAAAGATGAGTGAACGATTTTGGTACGGTGCCAAACCGCTAAAAGTTATTGATGGCGACACTATTGATTTGATAATTGACCTTGGATTCAATATCCACCACAAGATTCGTGTCCGTCTTTATGGTGTGAATGCACCCGAGTCACGAACGAAAGATGCGGCGGAAAAACAACTCGGTTTGAAAGCGAAATCATTCACTTCTGATTGGCTTACAAACCATCAGTGGGTTTATGTGAACACAATTCCCGACAAAAACGACAAGTATGGTCGCATTCTTGCCCGCATCTTCTCGTCAGACAAAGTGAATGACCCCAAAACGGCTTGCCTGAACACGGACATTATCCAAGCGGGCTATGCGCGAGAGTATTTTGGTGTTGGTGATAAGACTTGGGAAGAGTTTAAAACTAAGTAAATCAGTTTTCGCGTTTAGCCCAACCCCTGTTGGTTGCACGCCATGATGACGGTGAGTGATTTGACTCTACCGCTACACGATTATCGGGGTCTTCGTACAAGCGAATGATGTGGGTGCAGGGTTCGTCTTCTGACTCTTCTTCTCCTGCGGACATTGGGACACCGTCATGGATTGCGCATACTGGTGGACCACACCAACCCTGCTCATAGCCGTACATCATCCATTCTTCCATGTCATTGAAGTCAGGTGCGCTCATTTTTTGTATCCCTTGTTATTGCGCGTGATGTTGCGAATCGGTTCAGAGATTTCCGAAATCTTTTTCTGAAGGTCACCTACCGTACCCCGAAGACCGCTCCACTCAACATGTGTTTTTTGGTCAACGCGACGGACACCCGTCTGCACCTCTCGCATCAGTTTTCCGATGTCGTTCAGTTTTGTTTCCACGACATCAAGACGAGCGTTAAGTGTCGCGATTGTGTCTTCAAACTCTTGTTTGAATTTTTCAAATTCTTTCTCGGTCATTGGTCTTTTTCCCTCGGTTATATAAATCTACAGTATCGTGCCTATTCGGAAACATAACGAGTTTTATCAATTTGTTTGTTCGCCTTTGAAGCAATTGTTTCCCAAACATCGGGTCTGTTTTTCTTTACCCACCGAGCCGCGAGTTGTGCCCGTTTTGCCTGAAGTACAGCGTAATACCGTGCCGACCCCGAACCGTGTTCGGTTTGTCGGTACTTTTTCATGTATTCGCTAGCCGCCTTACGGCACAGCGCACACCTGCACTTGCCATTCGTATAGGCGTTATATGTGCCGTGATTTGTTGCAACCATGGGATTATTCCCCTAGGAAGAAAGCGTTCAGAATTTTAAGTAAACGACCCGACTTGAACCCGAACAATCGTTCAAGGTGCTCAACGATGAGTTCGTTTGGTGAGAATGAACGCTTATATACATCGCTCAAAGTCTTGTCTTGTTCGTTCCCCCACCAATTGCGACGCGAAACAATGGGGTGATTATGCTTCAGCAAGTGGAAAGCCTCGTGTTCATTGAATCCGTTGGAGATTGCGATTCCCCACGCCGTAGCGGTAGAGCGACTTATGCCAGCATGACAGTGGACAAGTAGATTTTCTCTACCGTGACCCCACCCAATCATCTCTCGGACATGCTCAAAAGTTGGAGCATCACCCCAATCGGGTGTCACGACATCATCAAATGTCACGATTTTGTGGTCAGGATGGTTAAAATCCTTGACCTCTGATTTGCTTGGACCTGCGGTAAGAACGGAAGAGAACTCGTGACAAATCGCCCGAGACTCTTCTAGGTTCCTAACCGTAGGAAGAAGTAGTTGTCGTTGTGTTGTGTTGGTGCTATTACTCATATCCATAAGTGTACGGTCTTGAAATGCGTTTGTCAACCCCCCAAAAGACCAAATTACAAGCCTGTAATTGTGTGACGGTTGACATTTATGGGTATCCCATAAGGGGTTGCAAAATATCTAGGTATCAGTTAAGGTGTCTACCAACATCGGATATTCCTATAAACAGCAAATGAGGTATCAAACAATATGGAAACTACATACACAAAACTGCGTGAGCAGGTCGGTTCCCGTAGGGGGCGTAAGCCACTTCCCGACGCTGAGCGAAAGCAACGCATAGAGGCTCGCAAGGCTGAAAACCGTCAGCGCATGGAGGCTAAGCGTCGTGCTTGGTTTGTCCTTGAAAACAAATACAACAAGGAATTCAAGCGCATCTTTGAGGAAGAATTCCAAATCCTGAAGAAGCAGAAGTACTCCGTAAACAACAAAAAGCGATAACCCCATGACGAGGGCTTTACTTCTCAAGACCGACGGAACGCACCGAAGGGTTGACCTACCCGAAAAGAATGCGCATGTCACCGTGTCTCAACTCGTTGCTGATGGGGACGCATTTGATTGCGTACATGACCCAGAAAAGCGCATAAGAGGCTATCTCCATGACAGGGGTCTTCTTTTGGGACTTTCGGTCAACCCTGTGGCAAGCCTTTTGTTTAACATGAATCTCGTGGGAGATGTGCTTGTAACAAATCCCCATAATCATAAAGGAGAAGCAGACGGGTACGACTACGACCTTGACGATAGGTGGTTTGACGGTAGAACTTTACTTACTTTCAAACAAATTAGCGCTGACGAATCCATACGCGAGGCTCTTGAGGAAGATATCCGCAACATGGATTTTTCACATCATATGTTTTCTCTGACCGAAGAACAAATGAAAGAATATTTAGTTTCAGGTGAAATACCACCCGATGCAAGGCGTGTATCCTAAACCACTTATTTCAACTATTATTGCTGTATGAGTGATGAATACTTGTACGGTGACTACCGTATTCTACGGGCTGACCGCATGCCGTGCCCTGTTTGTGGTCACCCGACAGGTGACTGCAAGCCCCATCAACAAGAATCACCCATCCAAAACCCGATAGGAACGGGATTGTTTCCGTCTTTGGACAAACAAACAAAGATTATGTTAGAAGAAGACATACTTGAAGAACGAATCATGTACGGAAATGTAAAGATAAAAGTGATTAAGTTTCACAAAGGGCAAATGATAACTGTTGCACAAGCACGAGAACACGGATTGTTGAACGAATAACACTCAAATCGGCTTTACTGAAACACTTCGGTGGGGTACAATGTTTCTTTCCCCGAACAACCCAAATCCGAAAGTTGCGTTATGAAAGACGTTTCCCTGACTCCCGAATTTCTTGAGAAGTACCGACACATTACACCGCCGTGGGGTTTCAGTGGACTTGGGGAAATCGTCTACCTGCGAACATACTCTCGCCCGATTGAAGGCGTAGACCGCAACGAAACATGGATTGAAACAGTTTCGCGATGCGTCAACGGTGCCCTAGACATCAATGTTCCATGGACGCAGAAAGAAACAGAAGCCATCTTTGACCATGTCTACAACCTTCGCTGTTCATTCTCGGGTCGCGCACTATGGCAACTCGGCACACCGCTCATCAAGAAATTCAACGCATCATCGCTGAACAACTGCTATTTCACGAACATTGAAAAAGTTGAAGACTTTGAACTCCTGTTTGACTACCTGATGCTCGGAGGCGGAGTCGGTTTCTCTGTGGAACGCTCCAAGATTCACGACCTCCCCAAGGTCAAAGCGGGCGTAAAAATCACGCATGAGCGCACCAACGATGCCGACATCATCGTCCCCGACTCACGACAGGGGTGGCGCCGCCTCCTGCACAGCGTGCTTAAATCATTCTTTGACACAGGTAAGTCGTTCTCGTATTCAACGATTCTTATCCGAGAGTTCGGTGCACCGCTCAAGACATTCGGTGGCACAGCAAGCGGACCCGGTGCCCTAGTGGAAGGAATCAAGGACATCAGCGAAGTGTTCCAAGCACGAGAAGGGAAGAAACTCCGCTCCATTGATGTGTTGGACATCTGCAACATCATCGGTCGTATCGTCGTCTCTGGCTCGTCTCGCCGCTCGGCACAAATCGCAATCGGAGACCCCGACGATGTTTTGTTCCTACGAGCCAAGAATTGGGCATCGGGCGAGATTCCTGCTTGGCGAGCCAACAGCAACAACAGCATTTACGCGGACTATTACGACCACATCATGCCCGAACTATGGAAGGGCTACACGGGCAACGGAGAGCCATACGGTCTCGTAAACCGTCGCCTTGCACGCAAGTACGGTCGCACAGGAGAAGCAAAAGTAGACACGACAGTGGAAGGTTTCAACCCGTGCGCAGAAATCGGTCTCAGTGACGGAGAGTCATGCAACCTAGCCACGATTTTCTTGCCGAATGTCCGCAGCGAAAAAGAATTTCACGAAATTTCGCGTCTTCTCTACATGCTTCAAAAGCAGATTACCCGCCTTGAATATCCGTACCAAAAGACCACCGATATTGTCCGCAAGAATGCGCGACTTGGGCAGAGCATCACCGGCATCTTGCAGTGCACCGAAGAACAAATAGGCTGGCTGTCTTGCGCCTATGAGGTGCTCGCTGATTTTGACGAAAAGTATTCACAGAGCAAGAACTTGCCGAAATCGGTGCGTTTGACCACTGTCCAACCATCGGGGACGCTTTCGCTGCTTCCGGGTGTCACACCTGGCATTCACCCTGCTTTCGCGCCGTTCTACATCCGTCGCGTACGATTCGGAGCCGCCGATGGGCTCGTGGACTCGCTCCGCAAGCGTGGACACAAGGTTGTTTGGGACATTGGTTTGGATGGACGGGAAGACCACACGAAGTATGTGGTGGAGTTCCCATGCAAGTCGCCTGAGGGTGCGGTTCTCGCGAAGAACATGACCGCAATAGAGCAATTGGAATGGGTAGCCAAAATGCAGAAAGTTTGGGCAGACAACGCTGTTTCGGTAACCGTTTATTACCGTAAGGAAGAACTTGACTCCATCAAAGAATGGCTGTCAAAGAACTACGACGAGAACATCAAATCGGTATCGTTCTTGCTTCACAGCGACCACAACTTCCCGTTGCCACCGTACGAAGAAATCAGTGAAGAGGAATACGGCGCCATGTTTAAGAAGATTGACATGTCTGTTGCCTTGACGCCGATTTCGGGTGACGACTTGGACATTGATGCTTGCGCATCAGGGGCTTGCCCAATTCGGTGACAACTATTTCAGTGCTCAAAGACGCACGGGTACACGAGATTTACTATAGGGCTGCTGAAGCAATCTCGCGACGCGGTCTGTCCAATAGTCTCGTCTACGACCCGTACACCCACAAAATTGACATCATGGGCGGGATTCTTCTTGCGTGCGGAGCGTCAGAACGCAAACTAGCAGAAGGTTTATTGGAGGTAGAAGAATGCGGTGTCCCACCAGTTAACCAAGGGAAAGTACATGTTGCGTACGAGTATGTTGAATCTGCTTTGGCTAAAGACCCGAGTGAATGGTGCGAGAACCATGCGACGCACGAGGCTGTCGCATTGCTTCAAAGGCTTGCAGAAAGAATAGAGATATCTATTCGGATACCTGAATCACTCACTCAAAAAGGCTAAGTTGTTCCGTTTCTTTTTCTTTTCTGATTTCTTCTTCTTCGTCCGCTAAACGCTTTGTCGCTATTTTCGCATATTCTGAATTAAGTTCACAGCCGAGATAGTCGCGCCCAAGACGCAACGCAACAACACCAGTTGTTCCCGAACCGAAGAATGTGTCAAGAACCGTGCACGGCACCGTTTCGTCAGTTTCGCATTTGCATGTTTTAGCCCATCCGACAGTCTGTGTTTCAGTGATAACTGCTTCTTCAACAAGTTCATCCTGATTGACGGGTTTCTTTTCCAATACTCTTTCCCGAGGCGCACCACACAACGAACAGCATCCCTGTTCACTTGTGCCTGCTTTGATGCACGGTTCCACTAGGTCTGTTGGGAATACTGCGAAATGTGCTTCCTTATAGGGTTTTGTGTTTATTGTCCACACCGACCGCTTGTTTTTGAACGCACCCGTCATCCCGTGCATCGCATTGGAGATTCCTGCTTCTTTGCGGCTGTCAGCCCTAGCGCCCCTGTTGTCGTGCGGATATTTTGCGGGCTCCTTGATTGCTTCGGAATCAAAGAAGTATTGACTCTTTTTTGTTAGAAGGAAGATGTACTCGTGTGCCTTGGTGCATCTGTCTGTTACCGATTCGGGCATCGGATTCGGTTTATGCCAAATGATGTCCTGTCGCAGAAACCATCCGTCCTGCTGTAACGCTAAAGCGACACGCCACGGGATGCCGACCAAATCTTTCGGTTTTAGATAGCCGTCATCGCGCCCGATGCGGGCACGAAAGTCCTCATTCTCGCCACCAGCATTGGAAGCGTTTGTGGAGGCAATCGTTTGTTTCCATCCGTTACCGTTGCTTCCCGCATACGAGTCACCCAAATTGAGCCACAGAGTGCCATCATCGCGAAGGATGCGTCGCACTTCGCGGAACACACCAACCATGTCTTCTACATATGAATCAAATGTTGGTTCTAATCCAAGTTGGTTATCAATCCTGATTGCTCCACACCTGCGGCAATAGGATTTGTAAATACCGTCCCCGATTGCGCCTTCTAAATTTCTTTGACCAGTGGATGTTTTGTCGCTTTGTTTACTATCGCGTTTGTGCGAACAATTAGGGTCCCCGCCCTCCCATTTGCCTATGCCATAGTCACGCAAACCCCAATAAGGAGGAGATGTGACTACGCAATGAATTGACCCATCGGGGATACTTTTCAAAGATTCTCGGACATCACCCAAAAGAATTTTTGGGTTGAAAACAAAAGGCTGTTCTTGAGCAGCGTCGTCCTGCTGATGGTCGGTCATTGTGGTTTCATCCCCCATGGGGGGAAAGCCTACTTAGAGTTTTTGAACCACGCAAGTACACGCTTACGAAGCGACTTGGACTTCAGGTCGTTCGCGTAAACAATGACAGGATTCAGAACATCCTGAACATACTTTTCCGCTGCACTGATGTCTTCAGTCACTGCCGCCGCCACGGATTGAGTGGCGTCCTTTACCGCTTCTGCGGTATTGGATTTGACAACAGCCTTGGAAGGGTTCTTTTTAGGAGTAGCCTTCTTTTTTGCTGGTGACTTCTTCTTCTGTGGGGTTGATTTCTTCTTTTGTGCCATGACAGCAAACTACTACATTCGGGCTACCTAAAATGAAACACCCTAGTTCTTTTATGACCAATAAATATAGGGTATTTTGGACTAGATGGAAACCGGCTCCTACGAAACAGACTTGGACAAACTAGCCCTTGCTGTTGAAGCGACGAAAATAGCCAAGCAACAAACCGTTGACGAGGAAGGAATCGGTCAAGATATAAACATAAATTTGTTTAGTTGGAAACAGGACAAACTCGTATCAATAATGCAACTCATGAAGACACATCAGATAAGCCGAAATGAGCGTTTGGAAAAATTGACGCGAGCAGCATGCATAAAACGACAAGGTTGGGGTGTCGATTCGTTTACATTTGTTGCCGAAGGATATTGTTCTTTGAAGCCATCTGAAACAAAAGACCAAGATTTGGCAAGCCTTTTTGCAAAACCGAATTCGCCTGTTTCGGAATGTATATCTTTCACGCATTTTGGTGAAGAACCCGTATTTGTATCAGTTCCCTACTCAATCAAAGTCGGTCGTGTGGTTGAGTTCGGAAAGGCTTTACGGTACTCTGCTCTTAATGTATTGAGAGACCTAGCATATGCAGCGACACTAAACGCTGCATTAAAATTGGATGTCGACTCAAATCAACCCGATGAATACAAAGAATCATTTTACGCAACCCTTGCGGACGGAATCATAGATTTGGGTTTTGAAATATTCTACAGAGATGATTTATGAAGGTGCACGAAATGGATTTTGCGAACTATCAATGGAGAACAAGTCAAACTGCTATTTACCCAAAAGAAAAAATGTTGGAGTATCTCTCGCTTGGTCTTGTGTCGGAAGCAGGTGAAGTGGCAGGCAAAGTGAAGAAAATTATTCGTGACCACGATTCAAAATTAACAGTTGAAATGAAACAGGCTTTAGCGGCGGAGATAGGCGATGTTCTGTGGTATGTTGCCCAACTGTGTTCTGCAGTTGATATGAATATGGGTCTAGTCGCCCGAGACAACATTGAAAAACTTCTAAAGCGTAAACAGTCAAATACTTTAAGTGGAGATGGAGACAATAGGTAATGGGAAAGAAAAATAAGAAAGTTTCTCGTGGGGCACAACAACGAACACGCTTCAATTACTTAACAAAAGAGTATGAGACAGTGCCGGGAACCAAGGCAGGAAAACGGAGAACCCGCTTGCCGTACGGTCATCCACTCAGAACTCACGACCTTGCGCCGAAACGAAAACGCAGAGAAGGCAAACGGGATGGCGATTCAACCGAATGAACCCCTAACGCTAATCAAAGGCGTTGAGATAGGTCAGATTCCTGCGACTCCGCTAGTACCACCGATGAGCGATGACATCGTAAAACAGGCATCCGATTTGTTGTTGAAGTTCGGCGCTCATTATGGTTTCCCTGTCGCCTACAAACAGGAGCAGAACGGTCGCCTGATTCAACACATACTTCCCAATCCCAAAACGGAATTCGCACAAATTTCTTCATCTTCCAAAGCATTGCTGAAAATGCACACAGAAACAGCATTTCATCCGCACAAGCCAGATGTTCTTATTTTAATGTGTTTACGCGGAGATAAGAGTGCTCCAACCACATACGTGAATTTTGGGGACATCTTAAGAAATATAGATGTCGGATTGATGTACGAGTTGATGCGCCCCCAATTTTATATCCAACCTGATTTGTCTTTCAAGGAAGACAAAGAACAATACGACGAATGGTTGGTGCCGGTCATTAATTTCAGACACAAAAAGTTTAAGTTCGTTTTTGACGAAGACCTGATGAGGGGAAAAACCGAAGTTGCAAGTTCCGCTTTGGAATGTTTCAAGAAATTGGTTGACGAGAATATAAAAGAAATTGTTCTTGAAGATGGTGATGTTCTTATTATTGACAATCATCAGGTTGCCCACGGCAGGAAACCTTTTCAGCCTCGCTATGACGGAACAGATAGATGGTTGATGAGATTGATGGTAAAAGAACAACTTCCTGACAAGGGGGAGTGTGTGGTTTCAACCCACCCCGTCATTGTGACTGAGTTTTGTTCTTCTCTTCATCGTCTTCCCCACCTTCGGTCAACGCAGGGAAATCGCCCAACAACTTATTCACCGTCGTCTCCTCAATCACGCCAGAATCACGCATAATCGCAAGCAATTTCTTTGCTTCAGCCTCAGCGTCAAACTTCTCAGAAACTTGCGCACCGGGAGCACCAGCCAAAACAGCCCGCAACTGATTTTGCGTGGAGTCGTGAACATCCATACGAACATTCAAATTGTTCTGCTCCATTCCCAGCAAACGAGCACGCCTGTCAATAATTGACAAAATAGTTGACACCGCTTTGATGTCGGGCTCAACAGACACCTCGGTGCCATCATCCAACTTGACCTTTCTGTGTTGCGTTAGCGGCCACACTGCGCTCTGAAGGGCGTCCAGACGCTCCAGTTCCATCTGTAAGACCTCCGGATATGCCAAAAGCGCTTCTTGGCTCAACCTGCCCAATTGTCGCCGTATAGACGAACTGACAGCGTTGTTGGTCATGCCAAACCTTCTTGAGATTTCCGCGGTGGTGATACCCGCTTGACGCATTTTGAATATGCGTACATCCCTTTCGGCTAGGAACTCACGAGTCAAACCTTTTTCTGTCATATTTGGTCTCTCACATCAACTAATTCAAACGGAAATACTTTACCCCTTCTAAGTTTAGTCGGGAATGGTCGTTCATCTCGCGCACCACGGAAATGTCGCACATCGTAAACATATTCCCCAACAATTGTTGGGTCAGGATGTAGCGAAAGACCGAATTCCGGCCACCGCGACCAAACAGCAGACCCGAACGGACGCAAATCCCTCGTGCTCATTGACGAGCCCAAGGGCGCATGGTGCTCCAACCACAATGCACACTCGTGGTAGTCGCGAATCATGTCAAAGAACTTTGCTACCTGAACGGCAACAGCCTCTGATGTTCGCCCGCCCGGGTCTACGAATGATTTATACAAAGGTCCAACAAAAAGAAGGTCTGGTTTGATTCTCTCCACAGCCTCCTCAATGATTGCCCTGTCTTCAGCCCTCAGTAAATCCACGCCAGCAGGCTTGATAAGTATGTGTGCGTCAACATGTTTTACATGCCCGTAACGCAGTGCCGCGTTCATGATATTCGTAGATGTTCGTCGGATAATACGCTCTGGATTTTCAAGGTCAATAGTCAGGGTGCGAATAGGTTTGATACGAGAAAAATTAAACGGATGAAGACCCGCGGAAGCACAAATCGCTACCTGTCGCGCAAGCATGGTTTTGCCGACTCCCTCGGCTGCCACCACCATTATGCGTTCGCCTCGTTCAATCAGATTGTCAATAACCCAATCAAATTCCTCGTTTGCTGACTCACCAAGAAAATCCTGCCAATTAATGAGTCGCCCTCGGTCGTAGTCATTCTCACCTTTGATTTGATTGAGCAACATCGTCGCACGAGAAATTCGCGTATCTTCAGAAAGGTCTTGGCGCAATAAAACTTTGGTGATTTGCGAGGCTATGGACTCAAGTGAAGATGTTGCATCCGATAAAGCCTGTTCATCTGACTCTTCATTCTCTTCATCTTTTCGTTCTTCCGAACTAAGAGGCTCTGCATCTTTGAAATCAATTAGTTCTTCAAGATTCCCCCCGTTTGCCAATAGTTCGGAAACATCTTTAAATTGTTTGGGTGGCACAAATGTGCTAACCGTGCATCCAACTTTTTGTAATCGGCGTTGTATGTCTTTCGCATGCTCCCAACCCGGTGCATCATTATCGGCGATGATGAATACTCCGCACCCACGAAGAATTTCGGTAAACGAATCTTGCCATTTGCCAGCGCCGTTTGGCGGAGTCGTTGCGCACCAGCCGAGTTTGACCAAATTGTCTGCATCTTTTTCGCCTTCAACGAGCCATATGACTTCGTTATTTTCACGAGCCTGAATAATTTCGGGGAGACGATATAGCGTTTTGTCTATATTCTCCAACGAGTAAATCCATTTTTTGGGATTGCTTGGGTCGGGTCTGCGTTGCTTAAATGTTTTCTTTCCCCATTGGTCTACGAATCGTTGTTTTTGATAGATAACTTCGCCTTTTTCATTTCGGTAGTCATATGTCGCAACAAGAGAAAGTTTCCGCTCCTCCTTGCGTGGGGGATAAAGGTCGGTGACTTTCATGCTGAGGGATGTGCAAATTTGCACCACATCGCAACCGTTACCACGGTGGCATGTGACGAGGACGCGACCGTCGTTTCCTTGCGCGACAGAAAGAGATGGGTTTTCGTCATCATTGCGGCACGGGCAACGCGCCTGCCAACCGGCGCCAGTTTTCTTTACACCGCTGAGTTTGTTTAAGAACGACTCAACTGTCGGAGAGGCGAGTTGCGTCATTCTGATTTAATCGTTTCATCCCTGATTATCACATCGGATTTCACATTGGAACGCCTCTTTTTTCGGTTGGGGTTTTGTTTGTCTCGTTGTTTTGCTTTGCGTTCACGTTCTTGTCGTTTTCGTTCAGCATCACGCCAACGACGACGGGCACGAATCGCATTTGTGGATTCCACCTCGGTACCGTTTCCCGTTTCCCACGGTTTGTAAACAATACCTAATTCCAATCTACGATACTGTCGCTCGGTTTCCGATAATCCACCCCAAATTCCGTGCGACTCATTCTCTAAGGCATATTTGAGACATGGCTCTCTAACTTCGCATGTAGAGCAAATCTTTTTTGCTTCCTGAATTAACGCACGCATCTTGGTTGACATTGTCGGTTTTTCCACGATTGGATAAAACACAAGAACGCCGTGTTCGCGGCAGGCGCCTTTGGATGAATCGAATGGGAGATTTGCGCGGAGGCTTTTGCTCATGGGCTCCAAGCATAACCATGAACCAATTCAGATGTCAACGATGTTCTGCGATTTTTTGATTATTGTCAGCGCCTGCCCGTAGTCAAGGAATACAGTCATGTAGTTCACCGTCAAGTCCCCATTTTCGTCAACAGATGACACAATTTCTATGCTCTCCTGCGAGCATCCGAGAGCGTGTGCCAATGCTGACCGTGTTTGCGCAAGCCTTATCTCATCAACGGCAACATCATCATAGAAGTCCCACGGTTCTTCGGTAATCGGAGAAGGTACAACTGTCAGGGTGCGGAGTTCTCGCTGTTTTTCTGTGGC